GTGGTGTTGCCAAAACTATGGGAATAGCAAAAGAAGCTAACATCGCTTTTGGAGCAACACTAATATCAATGGGAAAACAACCTGAAGTAGCTGCAACAGGAATAAAGCAATTGTATTTAGAACTTGGAAAAGGAGCAGATACTAAAAGGAAGGCAAGTGCTTTTGAGTTTTTAGGACTTAACGGAGACCAAGTTGCACAAGATATGGCAAAAGATGCTGAAGGGACAATTTTAAAAGTTTTAGAAAAAATAAAAGGGTTAAATACCGCTGATAAAGCAGGAGTCTTGAACGATTTATTTGGAGAGCAGGCAATAGACAGTATTGCAACATTGTCAAATCAAACTGACAAATTAAGAGAAAATTTGGTAAAAGCAAAATCAGAAATGGCTAATGGTGCGGTTGAAAAAGAATATAAAAATAGAATGGATACTTTAGCAAACAGCTTGAAATTAGCTAAAAATCAAATGATGAATGCTTTAGCTGATTTGGGATTGGCTCTAGCACCTACTATAAAAAGTGCATTGGAAACCTTAACACCAATGATAAAAAAAGTTGCTGAATGGATAAGACAAAATCCAAAACTAGCATCAGGGATTATGAAGTCAGTAGCTGGCTTTGCTTTATTATCACTGGGAGTTGGTGGAGCTATAAAAGTATTTTCTCCTTTATTTAGCACTATATCGAAAGGAATTTTGATATTCGATAAATTTAAAGCAGCTGGAAGTTTTGCCAGTGGACTTAAAACAGCATTTCCAATTATTAATAAATTAGGACCAGCAATGATGAAATTAGGACCATTATTATCCAATCCTTATGTTTTGGCAGGAGCAGTCATTGTAGGCGTGTTTGTATTGTTGTATGCTAAATGGAAATGGTTTAGAGATGGAGTCAATAAAGGAATAAAACAGATAGCTCCACATTTCAAAGCTGTAGCAGATACTTTAAAAAATGCCTTTGGTCAATTATCTTCATCAGCAACAAAAGAGTTAGGGAAATTGAAACCGTTATTTGATTCTTTAAAACCTGTTTTATCTGTAATAGGCAATGTTATAAAATTTGTTATTATCGGTGCTTTAATGGAAATGAATATCCGTATAAAAGTGCTTGTTGCAATTTTTAAAGTGGTATTTACTGCCATAAGAGTAGTTGTGGTGGTTGTGTTTAATGTTATAAAAGCGATAGTTATAGGAGCGGTTGCAGTAATAAAAGGAGTTGTGAAAACTCTGGCATTTGTTTTTAAGGCAGTTTGGACAGTAATCAAGGTAGTTGCTATCGCTGTGTGGGCTTTTATTGTTGTAAATATTATGGTAAGAGTAGCCGTAATTAAGGCTATTTTTAGACCTCTTGCACCATTTTTTAAAACAATTTGGAACAAAATAAAAGCAGCAGCAATAGCTGTATGGAATGGAATAAAAAGTGTGGCAACAGCCTTATGGGGAGCAATAAAAGCAGGAATAAACGGAGTGCGAGGTTTTTTTACAGGTGCTTGGAACACGATGAAATCTATAGCGACAGGTGTATGGAATGGAATAAAAAGTGCTTTTGATACTATGGCAGGAGGATTGAAAAAGGCGATTGATGGAGTTGCAAATTATTTCAAAAAGGCTTGGGAAGGAATTAAAAATTTTGCCGCAAACAATCCAATATCAGCCGGTATAGGAGGACTTTTCGGAAAAAATGCAGCAGGAACTAACTACTGGAGTGGTGGGTTAACAACAGTTGCAGAACGTGGAGCAGAATTAGTTCAGATACCAGGTAAACCAGCCTTCCTAGCCGAAAGTGAAATGCTTTTAAATCTTCCGAAAGGTACGAGAATACTTAATAATTCTCAAACTAGAAGCACCTTGAGAGATAAAGTGGCTAATCTAAAAGACAGAGTAAGCAATTTAAAAGGCGGCAATTCTTATGGCGGAAACAATTATTCAATCGTTATAAATGTAAATGGCGGAAATCCGTCGGAAGTCGAAAGAATTGTAAGGAAAGTGATAGCAGGAGATATAAATAAAAGGGAAAGGACGGCGTTCGGATAATGGCAAAGGTAAAAGTGTACAGAACAGTTTCAGGCGACACTTGGGACTTAATATCCTACAAAGTTTACGGAAGTGAAGGATATTTTCACGACCTTATAAGAAGCAATTTAAGATTAATTGACATTGCCATTTTCGATGCCAATATTCCTGTTATTATTCCTGAAATCGCTGATGAAGAAAATGATAATGATGAGCGTTTGCCACCTTGGAAAAGAGGTGAATAGAAGTGGCTTTTGCTAGGAATATAAGAGTAATTGTTATTTTTAATAAAGTTGATATTTCTGATGAGATAGCCCATTCTATTTCATCTCTAAACTATACTGATAACTCTAAGAATGCAATAGATGACTTGGAGCTGGAACTTGAAAATTTGGATTACCGTTGGCTGAAAGAATGGTATCCAGATGAAAATGCTCAGCTACTTGTCGGCATTCACGAAGAAACAGGAAATGAAACCAATTTTTTGGATTTGGGAACGTTTTATGTAGATGAGCCGACATTTGAAAATGACAGGCTTAATTTGAAATGCTTAGCTTTACCATTAGACCAGAATATTCGAGACCAAAAGAATAGTGTTGCTTGGGAAAGGATAACTCTAAAAGAGCTTGTTACACAAATTGCCAATAAGCATGAAATGAATGCGGAAATATATGCAGATAACGAATTTTTTGAAAGACTTGACCAAAATCAAGAAACAGATTTGGCTTTCATTAACAGAGTTGTCAAGGAAACTGGATTAAATATGAAAGTATCTGATGACAAGATAATCGTTTTTGATGATGAAGAAATGGAAAAGAATGATACTATTGAGATTTTTAATATTAATGATGAAAGAATAAGAAATTTTAGCTTGAAAAAGAAAAATAAGGAAATTTATGATAACGTTGAAGTTTCATATTATGATCCTGATAAGAAAAAAGTTATTAAGGAAATTATCACAAAAAAAGAGCTTGAAAAACGTAATCAAGTTACAACTGAAAGCTCAGAAGAAAAATCATCAGAAAATAAAAAATCAAAGAACAGTAGCAAGTCTTCTAAAAACAAGAAGTCTAGCAAAAAGGTTAAATCCAAGAAAAAATAAGAGGTAAAAATGAGCTACGCGTCTTTTAAAAAGGAAAAAAGTAAAAAATCAGGAAGTAAAAATTCTTCCAAAAAAGGAAAAACAGTTAAGGAATCGAAAGAGAAGTTAAAAAATAAAGCCAAAGGCAAAAAAGACAGAAGTAAAAAAGAGAAAACTTTAAAAGTTAAGACAAAAGGGAAAAGTGAAGCCAAAAAAGTAGCAAAAAAAACATTAAAAGAAAACATGAAACAGGAATACCAGATAACTTTAAATGTTGACGGAAATACTAAATATTTGGCAGGAGCAATAATAGAACTGGATGAGAGTTGGGGAAAATTTGAAGGTAAATATGTAATCGACAAAGTAACGCACAATGTAACTGGAGATTATACCTGTGAAATCAATGCTATGAAACTTGGAGCAAGAGAAAATGCCGAACAAAATGCGATTGCCCAGACTAAAGAGGAGCAACGGCAAAAAGAAGCTGAAAAACAGGCTAAATCGAAAGGCAGAAAAGGTAGAAGTGGCAAGAGTTCCAGCAAGAAAAGAGGACGAAAAGCTAGAAATAAGAAGAAGTAAATTATTTATAGGACAATTACAATTAAATATAATAACTGTGGTTTGTAATATTTTGATATTAGTCAAAAAAACTCTAAATTTTTGTTGCACTTTTGCTACTTTTAAGATATGCAGGGAAAAAGATTTATTAATAGGAACAACGGTTGACAGCCGATACGGATTAATAAATACTTATCCTGTAGAAGTTCTGGATGAAATATTTTTTGAATAGTAGAATTTTTGTTAAGAAAAAGGTATAATATTTATATTAACCCCCCTATAATACTAGTTGATATACATAGGGCTTTTAAATAAAATCACAGTCATTAATTTGATTGTGATTTTTTTGTTGCAAAAAAAGTGATAAGGCAGGTGGTTAAATTGATTGAAACATTAAAAGCAGGAGAAGTGAGCGCGATAGATTCAAAAACTGGAAAAGTAAGAGTGCTGTTAAAGGGCGATGACGATAAAACAACAGACTGGCTTAATGTATTAGTTCCTTATTCTGAAAGCCACAGTGATAATTATACACTTGGACTAGGGCAGACTGTTTATTGCCTATTTTTTTCAGAAATGCCTGAACAGGGAGTAGTGCTTGGCTGTCCTATGCGAGGTTCTTCCAGCAGTGAAAGTGAAGTAAAAAGGACTTTTTCTGATGGTGGTAGTTGGGTTTATGACGGCAATACATTGACTTTGAATATTAAAAAAGTCGTGATTAATGGAGATTTTGAAGTCAGCGGAACTACAAAAACTGGCGGAAGCATTAATCTTAATACGCATAAACATGATGGAGTAACTGCTGGTGGAGATATGACTGGAGGTCCACAATGATAGGGAGTCTTGGAGACGTAGTATTTGAAGTATCTGATAAAAAGATATTTTCAATTAATAATGCGATAAATAGATCATATAAATCTAAAATATCTGAACATACTGCAATATATGGTCCTGGTATGCTAAGACATCAGGGGAGAGAATTAATAGAAGTAACTTTTGGAATTACATTAATTTCTTCATTAATACATGAAACAACGCCCTCGGAAGAGCTTGACAAAATAAAAACTATGTGGGAGTTCGGAGAATATGGTTATTTAACGCTCGGAGGTCAAACATTTGGAGCTTTCCCGTTTTTGGTGACAAATATAAATGAAAAAAACTCTTATTTCAATAGAGAAACTTCTGAATTTGATTATATAAATCTGGAATTAACTTTAAAAGAGTATATAGATGATCCTAAAAAATATAATCAGGTAATAGAACAATTAAAAGTTCAAAAAAAAGAGCAGGAAAAACTTACAGAAGCTGAAGCTGAAAATGTAGAAGTTGAGCAGAAAACGAAATTACAGGAATTTTCAGAAAAAGTAAAAGACAAAGTGGACAGCACGCTTGAAAAAGTAGATAAAGCTATCCAAATTGCAGAAAACAAGAAAAATGAAATATTAAGTCAGCTTGAAAAAATCAAAAAAGATGCAAAAATTGATGAATTGATGAATTTAGTAAGGGCTGGAACAATTGCAGCGAGCAAAGTTAATGAAATGATAGACTATGCCAAGAATTTTTCTGAAACTGATAGGCGGATTCTGATGAATTTTTTGAGAAATCAGATTGGAGGTAGATAATGATACAAGTTTCATCTAATCAAGAAATTAATTATGCTCCAAAAAATTACATTGAAGAAGTTAAAACAAATGTTGGGATGCTTTTAAGGGTTTGCAAGGAAGAACAGCCGCTCAAACGTGATTTCAGCTTTGACAGCGATTTGATTGACAAAAATATTAATGCTGTGGAAAACAGTATAACTTCACAGCTTTTAGAAATGTTCAGGAAATATGAGCCGAGAGCCATTTTAAGAAAAACTAGAATTATAATGAAAGATACATTTAACAATGATTTTGACATTGAATTAGGAATCGAGGTGGTAAACATTGAGTGAAGTGATAGATGAAAACTATGAAATTATAGATGCGGATTCGTGGGAACTTAAAAGAGATATGATTGACAGATTTCAGGAATTAAGTGGAAGAAAGCTGACTGAATCAAGTCCAGAGACATTAATTTTTGAAACGGTGGCTTATATGATTGGATTAAGGGAAGAAAAATACAATGATGAAATGAAACAAAATTATTTAAGGTTTGCAAGGGATGAGCGTCTGGATCTTAAAGGAGAGTTTTACGGAAACAGAGGTAAAAGACTCGTAGAACAACCAGCCGTAGCAACATTTAGATTTTATATTACCGATATTCAAGCGACAGATATAATAATTCCAAAAGGCTCAAGGATTCAATACAATGAGTTGTATTTCTCAACAGATGAACAATATAAAATAGAAAAAGGTGACTTATATGTAGACGGAATTGCAACTTGCAACACATCAGGAACTGTTGGGAATGATATTCCAGTCGGACAAATTAACACAATGGTCGATATTTTCCCGCATTATGACAAAGTTGAGAACATTACATCATCAAATAATGGAGCTGAAATAGAGCAAGACGACAATTATAGAGCTAGAATCAGAGAAATCCCTGAAAGTTTCACAACGGCTGGAAGTAAAGGAGCTTATGAATTTTGGGCTAAGTCGACAAGTACGAATATTGTTGATGTTGTAGCGTATAGTCCGAGTGCAACAAATGTGGATATTTATGTTTTAACTGATTCTCTAACGCTAACAAATGAGCTTAAAAAGAGAATTGAAGAAATGCTTAATACTGATAATATAAGACCTTTAACGGATAATGTGACAGTGAAACAAGCAATAAAGGCATCATACACAATTGATTTTGACTACTACATTGACAAGTCTAATGAGACGCTTGTGAATGTTATTAAAAATAACGTTGAGAAAGCTGTCAAAGAATACAAGACTTGGCAGCAGAATAAAATGGGTAGAGATATTAATCCAGACGAGCTTGTAAAATTACTGAAATTAGCTGGAGTTAAAAGAGTTGTGTTAAGAAATCCAACATTTCAAGTTTTAGATTTTAATGAGATAGCAGAAAATACAAGTGTTACAAGCAATTATTTAGGAGTTGAAAATATATGATAACTATTGATGATTTAAATTTAACTGATATAGCGGCGAAGTC